GTAATAACTTTCTTGTCACATAGTCCATTAGTTTATATTTTTTTGCTAGTTTGATTAGTTTGTTGTACCATAGTTCTTTGAAGTCATCACTAGCGGCGTTCTTACACGCACTAGCAAGTGCGTCAAGTCTTCTAACTTCTATTGGTATATGTATTTTTGGTTCCATAATGTATATTATTATATCACTTTTTTAGCTCTTTGTCAAGTATAGATTTGGTGAAAGGTTTAGTTACTATATCGCCAGGTTTAATTGGTATAGGGCCTATTTGAAATAATGTACCCCCAAAACAGCCACTTAATAAAAACAATAATAATATAATACTAATCTTTTTCATTCCAGTCATATATTTGATCTAATTTCACTTTAATTTCATCTGGTGACATATCTTTGAAGTCACCTATTTTAGTTACCATTTTCTTATAATCTCTATTCTTAAGGTTAAGTCTTTTAGCCTTCTTACGCTCTCTCTCTAATCTACTTTCTAAATCAAACTTTTCTTCAGTCTTTTTTATACTTCTTTTCTTACGCCATTGTCGTAGAGATATATTGGCAGCAATCAATAGAAGTACAGCTAGTGGGTCAAATACAAATATGAGTATTAGTATAACAACTCTAACAGCATGGTCAAACATATCTTTGGCGTTCTCACCATAGATTAACTCTGCCACATATTTGATTGGTCCTACTTCTGCCTCTATCTTATCTTGTTCTAGTTTTAAACTACCTTTCTTATCAGATAGTTCAGCAATCTTATCACTCGCCTCATTTATAGCAAGTGTCAATGCGTCTCTTTCAGGTTTTTGTTTCTTACGTTCTTTTAAACCTCTGGTCACATATTCTTTATCAATATAAACTTCTAGTGCCTTATCTAATAAGGTTAATGTATTTTGTGATCTTTCTATGATAATTTCTTGTGACTTTATTTGATTGTCTAATAATTCTATTTTGATATTATTACTTGATGTTGGTTTGACTTGATCTAGGTGTGCTTTAGATAGAAAACCAAAGATACCTAATGATGTTATGAATACTAATACTATTATGGCTATAAACAAATAAAGTTTTAGTAACCTGGGTACTTCACTATTCCAATTATGATATAGCCAACTAGCCGCAACTAGTTTACCAACTTCTAATGCTGATCCCATTAAGATAATAGGTACAACAGCACCAGCAAACAATGTCGCTAATCCTACTATGGAATACCCAGCCGCTATAATTGATATAGATATGGCCGATAAAAATGTTAATATCGTTAAGAACATTATTGATAGTCTTTTTTAATTTTTCGTAATATACTTTTGACTTTTGAGAAGTAGTCTTTATCAGATGCGTATGCGTCAAGTGTTTCTGTTAGTAAGAAAGGGTCAGTTATACCGTCTTCTCTCATCTGTCTATACTCTTTGAAAGCACTACCATTATTTAGTACATTTATATAGTTCAATACACTATCACATTCGTGCATATAAACTTTTACACCCCACTTCTTTGGATTGTTTGAGGGTAACATATGTGGTTCTTTTAGATTATATGTTCGTATACCAAATAGGTTATTACCTTCTCTAGCAAATCTACTAGTACCCCAACCAGACTCTAATGCTGCTTGTGCTAGTAATAGTTCTAGGTTTACTTCTTTAACATCATTGTAAAAATAAACATAGTCAACACATTGTTTTACATTTGTTAAGAATTGACTATTACTGCTAAATTCAAAGTCTGGTCTTTGTGGTAAATTATCTTCTGCCATTGATTTATAATGTGTCCACGTTGCCCCATAAAAGGCAATTATAAACATTAACATTAATGTTCTAACTTTAGTCATTATTTTTTAATAGCAATATATTCGTAACCTGTCCACTCTACACCATCAGCATCTGTAAAACTAGGTACTTTTTTTTGAAATAGATGTACATGCTTATGTAGTTTTTCCATAGCATTAAATATTTTGATTGATTGTTTTTCTGTAAAATTATCTAGTACATCTTTTCTAAAATTGCCTAGATAATAACTTCTTTTTGTACCCGTAGGATTACTTGGTTTAATTAATTGTTCTAATTGAGTTCTTGCCTCACCAATACGACCTCTTAAATAGGGGTCAAGTTCTTTCCCTGTTCTCACTCCACTCATAATATATCTTTCTATAGGTCTAAACCTATTCTGTTTAATTTTGGCCTAAAACTATAAAATAGTTTGTTATGATTCCCAGTATCACCTACATTGGCCATTTGGTATAGGTGTACCATTTCGTGTCCTAAAGTGTCCACAAAGTCTTTTTTGTTTCTGTAAAAAGGTAACATTTCTAAATGATAAACTCTGGTACCTTTTCTCTTCCACTCCCAAGCTATCACTTGACCATAGCATTTCTTCTCACTAGAGTCATAAATCTTTTTGATTAAGATTTCATTAAAAGGCGATAATAAATTATTAAATACAGCCTTGTTAATAATCTTAAAAAACTTTTTGATGTCTTTGTAAGTAGTCTTGTATTTACGATTACTTACAAGTTCTCGTCTTAATACTTTTTTTATCACTGCTGTGTTTTTTTGTCTTGGCATTCTTTATCCTCGATTTTAGAATCTTTTAATAATAAGCATTTGTGTTTCTTATCAAGGTCAAGTCTTAACTGTGTCATTACGGAATCCATAATGTAAGGTAGATGTTGTTGTAGTACATTCACCAATTGTAAAGTAAATGTATGTGCCATTTTACTCATTTCTGCCTCTAACAATTTCTGGTGGTCCATGTTGGTACCTTTAATTGTTTCTGATACAACATGACCGATCACGGCTGTGTTATACTCGTCTGCTTTAACTGAATTATTTAAGGCGGTTAAACCAAACCATAATATCGTTAAAAATACTATCAATGTTTTCATTATATATTTCTCTCTTTCATATTTATATAATAACATAAAATAGAGGGATTGTCAACAGGTATTTTGCGTGGTTTTATAGGGAATTTAGAGGAACAAAGGGTGAACAACAAATGTCGCACCCTTTGATTCGTATGTTTTATTCAGGTTTCGCAAAATCAGCATTCCAACCGAATGCCTCTTTTACCATATCTGATGTAAGACCTTTAAAAGTCTTATTTAAAGTTCCATTCTTCACATCTATTAATAGATCAGCTTCTTTATGGTGCAAACCTTCTAATATTTGTATGAATAGTGTTTCTTTTTTTATTTTGTTAAGTTGATTATTGCCACCTTTAACAAAGTTGTATAACCTTTTTGCTTCATTTTCCAACCATGTGTGTTCTGTTCCTTCTGGTACTTCGTTTCTAATGAACGGAGGTATTCCAGGAGGTAAATCCCACTCTATTTTTGGATCAAAGGCACCTTTTAAGATCATTCTTATTGCTGGTGTATTGTTTTTTCTTAACACAGCGATCTTGTCTGCCTTTACTTTAGCGTTATTAACTTTGGTAAAGATTTCACTTATTAACTCTTTACCTGAACCAGCAGTTGAAGCCATTGCTTCCATTGCTTTTGGTGAGATCAGGTTAGGGTTTCTTGCTCTTTCTTCAGCCATTTTATTTCTCCATATATATGTTATCAAAAATCATTAATGTTTTCAATCAATGCTTTTAGCTTATTATCTATAAAGTATTGTAATAGTAGCGATCTATTATTATCTTTATAGTTCTTGTAATTATTTATAATACTTGTTTTAATGTCTTCTGGTATCATAGATAAATCTATTAATCTCTTATTACGATCAAAATATTTTCTTGTTTCACTACCAAGAGGTATATTATCTGTATCAGCCCACTCTGCTAATCTTTTTTTGTTTATAGGTTTCTGTCTTTCGTCCCTTAAAAATATATCATCATCACTTAATATATTTGGAACACCATCTGACCTATCACCTTTAATAATTTGTTCTCTTAAAAATACTATTGGATCAGCATTCTCACCCATAAAACTTTTTAACAGTGGACTATATTGGTACACATCACCATAATGTTGTAGTTGAACAAAGTCTTTGTCACCAGATACAATTAAATACTTGTCTTCTTCTCTCATAGCGACTAGTGTGGCGATTATATCATCTGCCTCACACTTCTCAACGTGTAATATTTTATATGGCATATTCTTTGTAAGTTCTTCTCTTATCTCACTCATAATACCAAACACACCACTCCAATCAATCTTACTTTCAACACGACCTTTTCTTCTTTGATGTTTGTAGTTTGGAAATATATCTCTACGCCATGGATCAGCAGCATCAGCAGCACATACCAATGTACCAAACTCATCTTTAAACTTGACATTAAATGCTCTTATTGTATTTAAGATAGAATGCCTTACTGCGGCCTTATCTGGTAACTCTGATATGTCGCCTCTACTTTGCGCCATCAGGTTTGAAATCATCACTTGGTTTAAATCTATTATAATCATTGTAGCACTCCTATATCATCTGACATTTTAGACCAATCTCTACATATGTCCATTACTCGTTTTCTAAATTTAAAATTAATAAACTTATCATCTATTAGTGTTTCAAATAATTTATCTACACCAGCACCTAGTTGTAGATTGATATGTTTCTTAAACTTAAATTTTTTAAATTCTTCAAACGCTGTAACCACATGATGTTTTTGAAATGGTTTGTTTACTTCTTCCCATGTCATATTGTAAAAGAAATCCTTGACAGTCATTGATAGATATGGTGTAATCAATTGTTTCTTATTGTTTCTGGCAATCAATTCATGCCATAGATAACCTGCTTGATTGTTTATATCAAAATAGTTATCTCTAAACTCATCAAACTTTTCTTTAGATTTACCTGGACCATAATGTAACATAGCCTTTTTAGATATACCATAATAACCATCAGCAGCCCAACCAGATAATACAACGGTCTCTTTTATTTCTGGATACACATATAAAAATGGAAAGCAACATTCAAAATGTGTTTTCTTTTTACATCTTACTTCCTTAACTAATCTTTGAAAATCGTTTTGTATATTGTGCGTAGGTACTTCTATAACATGAATACCCCAACCCATAAGTTTGGCCACTTCAGCGGCCTTTGTAGCGTCATATGAGGGTTGATCTTGTAGATGAAACGTATATGCAGTTATCTTCTTACCCATTCTATGAGCAGCAAATGCAACAGATAAACTATCTACACCACCAGATAATAATACAGCAACATTATTGTCCAATGTTTGTTGTTCTATTTGATCTATAATTAATTTGTCAATCATGTTTCCGAATATCTTGTAACGTTAAATTCTTTACCTCTAAAATTTCTTTGGTAAAACCATTCTCTATATATCTTATCTGTAAAGAGTTCTAAAATCTCACTGTATATTATAGTGTCATCTAGTATCATTTTTTCTAATGATTCATATTCATATGTATCAACTTTACGACTTACTTTAAATGATTTAGCATTCTCAAACAATGCTCTTATATTTCTTAAATGGTTACTCATACTGTGTCATCACCAAAATAATGATCTGGAAACTTTTTTCTATTTTCAATTTCTTTTAATCTTTGTAATTCTTTTTTCTTATTATAATTTATAATTAAAAAACCTATAAAGCAACCTACAAAGGTCACTGTACAACCTATAAAAAGAAATAATATTCCGTGTGAAAAATCCATAAAATAAGAAGGGCGCCGAAGCGCCCCATCTAGCTTTCTAATTATGCATCAAGTGCAATTAGGTCTGCTTTCTTTACAGAAACAGTGTGGTTGTCATACTTGAACGGAGTTCCGTATAACGCTTTGATACCAGCAGCGATGATAGCTCTTGTTGGAGTTCCCATTCTGTAGTATTTTTTTCCACCAACTCTGTTACCATAGATCATGTGACCTTCAGCTCTAAGCGTGTCAATCATTGATCTTGGAGACTCTAAATCAAAGTTCTTTTGAATTGAAGTCCAAGCAACATTACCACCTTTTGATAGTAAGTTAAGTAGTTTTTGTTTTTTAGATAAAGATTTTCTACCTCTAGTTTCTGTAGCAACAGTTCTTTTTGCTGTTTTTACTTTTACTAGTTCATCTTTACCAAACAAGTTTTTTAATGTATTTAACATATTAATATACTCCTATATATTTTCAGTTGTTAAGTTTACTATTTTACAACCTGCGAAGGCGATTCTTAGCGAATTCATTTGTCAAGGTCCTCATCTGGCGCCAACCAATCTGGGCCATCTTTTAGTTCCTCTTTTAAATCTTTACTAAATGGTCTTGTTGTTTTACCTTTATGAAATAAGTCGTAATTTATTCTGGCACTTTGACCACCATCTTTTTTTATTTTTAGTTCTACCATAGTTTCTGATAGTACCTGTGATGGGTGTTTCATATTAAAATCTCTATAAATTAAACCACGCATTGTATCTACTAACATAGCCAAGTCTTTTGTAAATTCACCTCTATCTGTTTTGATACCCATGTTATAAAAACTTTTTAGTAAACTTAAGCTCATATCATCTACGCTTGTTTCAACAAACTCTTTGGTCTGTTGTTTATGCATTTGGTCCAAAAACTTTTGGTCTTCTTTCTTAGGACCAGCAGTTGACTTCTCCACAATTCTATTAGTGGGAAATGCTATTACATTATCGTAGTCTTTACTTTTTGTCAATTACTTCACCCTTAAAATTTACTAAACCTTTATCGGCAAAGTATTCTATAAGTTGATTATAACCACCGACTAACTTATCGTCAATCTTTACTTGTGGCATTGTTCTAACTTGTTTACCAATATCTTCTACTAGTTTAACAGGATCAGAATCAAAGTCTTTCTCTAATGACTTTTCTTCATATTCAAGGCCAAGCGTCTTTACAAGGTGCTTCGCCTTGGTACAAAATTGACAGTTATTTTTACTGTATATTACTATCTTCATTATTACCTTCTAACTTTTCAAACGCAATTTTAGCTTTTGATTTTACATTGTAAGCATCAACAGCTTCTGCGATTGTGAAGTTGTACATTTTGTTATAATCACCCATTGGTAATCTTAAACCAATCCATACTCTGTAATAACCATTTTTAGTCATAGTTATATCTTTAGCAAAGATTTCATAACCTCTTACTGGTGTCTTTGTAATTAAGTTGACAATT